GTACTCTAGGATCTACAGCGGTTGTTTATGTCCGAGATTTAAGCGGTACTTTGACTCCGAGTAACTTCGTATTTGAAGTCACTCCGAGCGGAACTATCGACGGTTCAAATACTGCTTTTACTTTACCCGACACTCCGACTGCAGGGACTCAAAGGCTATTCTTGAATGGTATGCGACTCCGAAGCGGAGCGGGTAATGATTACACGATTTCGACAAATACAATCACGATGACTACGGCTCCAATTAGCGGAGATATTATTCTTTGCGATTACATGAAGTGATAAGATGCCCACAACAAAACTAAATAACGGCCAATTACCCGACGCGCTTTCAAGCAAGACAATCGGCACAAGCAATACAATCAATACGAATCTTGAGAAGCTATCTATAACAGGCGGGTCAAATGGTCAGGTTCTTTCTACTAATGGTAGTGGTGCTTTGACTTGGACTACGGCGGGCGGTGGTGTATCGGACGGAGATAAAGGTGATATTACAGTCAGTGCTAGCGGTGCTACTTGGACTGTAGATAATGACGCGGTGACTTATGCAAAAATTCAAAATGTATCAGCCGCTTCAAAACTTTTGGGCCGTGGTGACTCAGGTTCTGGAGATACCGAAGAGATTACACTTGGAACGGGCTTGACAATGACGGGCACTACTTTAGCTGCGAGCGGTGGTGGTGGTGGTTATCAAGTGCAAGTGGATACTATTACAAGTTCACAAACTTGGACTCCACCAGCGTGGGGTAAATACTTCAGAGTTTATATCGTAGGTGGAGGCGGTGGTGCGGGTTCGGGTGCTAGACAAGCGACTTCATCTGGTAGATGTGGTGGTGGTGGCGGCGCTCCTGCGCAAGGGCTTTGGACTGAATTTTCAGCTACTCAAATTACGGGTAATGTAGCGGTAACTATCGGAGCTGGTGGTTCTGGTGGTGCTAGTGTAACTGCTAATACAACAAATGGATACTTCGGAAGTGCAGGCGGTAAGACAAGCTTTGGTAGTTTCATAACTACATACACTGCAAACGCTGGGTTCGGTGGTAGTACATCGAGTGGGTCGAGAGGATCTACTATGAGAGTCGATAGTGCTTTTGGATGGTCAAATACATACGGCGGCGGGAACGGCAGTACTGGTAATGGAAGTAGTCAAAGCGGTACTAGTAATCAAATTATATCCGTATCAGGGAACTGGGGCGGCGGTGGTGGTTCGGGCGCGTCGAGTGGTTCGACTACGACAACTACCGGCGGCTCAATTACAGATTATTGGACTGCAATATATCCAAGCGTGCAAGCATGTACAGGCGGGACAAACGGCGGGAACGGCTCGGACGGTGTATCGTTTACTCATGGATACTTGACAATAGGAACGCCAGGCGGCGGCGGGTCTTACAAGACCGCACAAGATACCGGACGCGGTGGTGATGGAACTTACGGCGCGGGCGGCGGCGGCGGCGCTGCTTCAGATAATGGCTTTGCAAGTGGACGCGGCGGGAATGGTGGTGGTGGTATTTGTATTATTGTTACAGTAGGATAAACGCATGAGATATGCAGTAATTAATACAGCTACGAACGAAATTGAAAATATAATTATTTGGGACGGCACCTCAATTATTCAACTTGCCGAAGGTTGTAATGCAGTGCCTTGTACTGAAGAGCACGAAGCCGAGTGGTCTGCAAAATCCCAAGCGCCCGAGCGAATCGAACTAAATGAAGAGCAACAATTATTGCAGGCTCTTTTACAAAAGTACGGGATTCCTAACCAGTGAGTCAATACAGGCCACGTTTAAACCATGATGAGTACACTGCGGTGCTAAACTATCGGATAGGTAAAGGCTTTGAGCCTAGCCCTGAAGACCAGCCCGAGATCGTACCCGAATGGCTTAATACCTTTGAAGACGGACGCGAGGAGGTTTTACCCGCCTTGCGGATTCAAGGTAAGACGGCGGTCTTCAGTGATATTCACTTAGGTATCCATGACAAAGCGGCGCTTATTGCAGCGGTTCAATATGCAAAACAAGACCGAGTAGATAATGTTATTTTGAATGGTGATATACTAGACTCTGCTCAAATCTCAAGGCACCCAAAGACAGCGGATACGCCAAAGTTTTTAAACGAGATCGAACTTGCAAAGCAGTTTTTAGAAGGCTTGAGATCAGAGTTCAAAGACCAGAATATCTACTTTAAAATTGGCAATCATGAAGACCGTTTAGAGCGATATTTAATGCAGAACGCAGACGCGCTTGCGGGCTTGATTGATTTCCGCAGACTGCTTAAACTAGATGAATTCGGAATACGCTTTGTCGAATCTACTCAATTTATGAAAATAGAAAATACATTCATAGTCCACGGTCACGAATTGAAAGTAAGCGGCGGCGTTAATCCCGCCCGCGCTTTGATAATCAAAGCCGCGGCTAATGTAGTGATGGGACATGTACATAAGACTTCATTTAGCTCAGTAAGAGGATTGGACGGCAAATACTATAAAGGCTATACGACTGGATGCCTTTGCAAGTTACGACAATCATATATGCCTCACTCAAATAGTAACCACGGTTTTGCAATGATTCAAGAAAATGGAACGGTAGATAACTTATGGATTGAGAATGGAGTCGTACTATGAAATTCAGTGAAATACTAAATGCGATGGTAATCCTTGCAGTGCTCTTGATTATAGGCTTTGTTTCGGGGCTTTACGTAGGTAAGACAAGCGTTAAGCGCATGACTGATACAATTACTACCGTGCAACTTATTGAACGCCCTGTAACGATTATAGACTCAGTACATACGAAGTCAGTTACTATCAAAACAAAAGATACTATTTACTTTCTTGATAAGCCCGTATATATTCCATGTGGTGATACTGCATTCATAGCACAAAGTGACTCAGTAATTACCAATACACGAGATACGATCAATATGGCTTTTGCCTATGCAAATCGGAAGGGACACTTCTCACTTGTTTACCGCCCGCGCCCTGACTCGATTAAGGTTATTACTTTACCGACTCAAGTAGTTACCGACAATAACTGGGGATGGGTCGTAGGCGCTCTTGGATTAGGAGTAGGACTAGGAGTTTATTATGGCAAACCTTGATAATTTAAAAGGCAATACATTTAGAGACAAGCCCGAGCGTATCAATCGGAATGGTAGGCCAAAGGGTAGTATCGTATATGTAAAAGACCTTGCAATGATGGCGGCCGAGGAGCTTGCAAAGCCCGGCAAAACAAAAGAAACTGTAGCGGCTGAAATTATCGATATGCTTATACATAAAAAGATATTGCTAAAAGAGGATATTACAGCCATGAAACTACTAATGGAGTTACTGACTCACTTGAATAATCAAGTAGCAGAGAAAGGCAAAATGATCATAGAGTGGGGTTCGCAAAATGGAAACAGTGATACGGATAAAACCGCATGAAAAACAGCTTGACATACTTAGTAATAGGCTTCGCTTTAATGTTATTCGGTGTGGTCGTAGGTTTGGCAAATCTTATCTCGCTTTTGCTTTGGCCCTTGAGAAAATGCTGGAAGTTGACGGCGCTTATGTTCTTTACACGGCCCCAAGTTATACCGAGCTCTCAGGACGAGAAACTGAAGCACAAAACTTCTTTGCGCCGCTTGGAGCTACTTACAAACAAGGCCAGATTAAACTAGGAAATAGCACGCTAGTTTTGCAGGGAATTTACAGAGCAGACGGTCTAAGAGGCAATAAGTTTCACCGAATAATATGCGATGAGTGGGCACATTGCCCGAATGCCGAAGACGATTGGAACTTTGTATTAAGTCCGATGCTAGCAGATTTTGAAGGAGATGCGTATTTCTTCTCTACGCCAAAAGGTAAGAATCACTTTTGGCAATTAGACCAACTCTCTGAGACTATGCAAGACTGGCAATCGTTTCACTATTCGACATACGACGGCGGGCAAATTAAAGAGAGCGAAGTAGATAGACAAAAGGAATTGTTACCAAGTATTGTTTTTGCACAAGAGTTCCTAGCTGAATATGTCGATCGAAGCTCCGCAAAAATTAAGAGAGACTGGATTCGAGTCGCAAATGATAAAGTATGTACGGCTTATTATATCGGAGTTGATCTCGCGATAAGCCAAAAAGAAACAGCGGATTACACCGCAGTTGTAGTGATTGGTACGACTCAAGAAGGCGAAGTAGTTGTAGTTGAAGCTCAACACTTCAGAGCACAATTTGCCGAGATAGGAGCTCGAATAATGTCAGCAGAGCAAAGATGGAATGCAAGAGTAGTCGCAGTCGAATCGAATCAAGCACAAGCTTGGATGGTGCAAGAGCTAAAAAGAAATACTAAAATGAATGTCGTAGGTGTGAGAGCAGACCGGGACAAAGTTATACGCTTTCAGCCGGTCGAAGCAAGATACGAGCAAGGGCTTGTATATCATGTGCCACACTTAGAGCCCGAATTTACCGAGGAGATTTTGAACTTTACCGGTACTCCTCAAGACAAGCATGATGACTTTATTGACGCGTTGGGCTATGCCTTCAACGCTATTCGCAAAACTCCACAGATATACGTATGAGTCTACTTGACCAACTTAGAGATAGAATCGCGTCTGCAGTATCACCGCGAAAAAACGATAGGCCGTATATTCGGTCAGGCGGCTCCCGTAATATCGGTGCGACTCAGGTCGGTAATGAGTTAAGCGCCTCGCTTCGAGGGACTGTTTTCGCTTGCCTGCAGCAAAGAGCGAATGCTTTAAGTAATATCAAATTTGATGCGTACAAAGAGGAAAACTGGGAGAAAGAGGAACTCGGTAGCAGTCACTGGACTAACGAATTACTCTCAAATCCTAATCCGTATTTTACACGCTCTCAAGTCTTTGGATATATCGAAAATTGGCTATCAATAAATGGCAATGCGTTTATATGGACTCCGACAAATGGCTACCGAGTGCCTTTGCAAATGTGGGTACTCAATCCGACAAGAATGCGAATAATTAAAGGCCAAAATAGTTTTATCGATGGGTATGTATATCAGTCAGCGCAAGAAGGTAATATAACAATACCCGAGAAAGAGATTATACACCTTGCTAAGTTACACCCCGCCGCGCGTCCTGAAGAGATTATCGGTATGAATATTTTCGGCGTTGGTTTGGTTTCAGCCGCTTTGGAATATGCAAATATAGACCGCGAAGTTAGTGACTACTTAGCGCGCTTGTTTGCTAATAATACAGTCCCACCGCTTATTGCAAAGTTCCCCGAAAGGTTCGACCAAGACGAATGGCAAAAACTAAAAAGCGCATGGAATGAAGAGCTACCGGATTACAAGCTCCGAGCTTTACTCGGTGGTGGAATGCAATTAGAATTACCACCAAAAGGCGAGCTATCGGTAGGTTATGACTCAGTCAGCAAAGACGTAAGAGCGCAAATATCTCAAGTCTTTGGCGTGCCTCCCGGTATGCTTGATGGCTCGTTCCAAAACCGCGCGACCGCAGAGGTTCAATGGGCAATTTTTAGGCAAAACACTATCGATCCCGAAGCCCTTTATATTGCTGAAGAGTTTACACGCCATTTCCGTAGATGGGAAGAGGATGTACTAATCGAAGCGCAACCGTATGAGTACAATGACCCCGACGCTGATATGAGGCAAGAAGAGTTCGAACTCAAATGGGGAATCAAGACAATTAACGAAGCCCGAGGCGCTCGTGGATACGATGCCGTTCCTGAAGGTAATACTCCGCTTATTGCAAGTGGATACGTTCCGCTTCAAAGCGCCGTAAACCCCGCTCCCGCGCCCTTCATGCCACGAAATGTAGAGACGCGAAGCCTAACAGCCAAGCGGGCTAAATTGCCCCTCATAACAGCCGAATACAAAGACTATTTTTGGAGGCAATTTGATGGCATTACCGAGACTAATAGCGAGCGCTTTGATAGTGTAGTTAAGATGATTATTGCACAAGTCAAAGAGCAAGTATTCCAATTAGCAGATGAAGGGATATTGAGCCTTGAAGGCGTGGAAATCTCAGATAAAGACTTTGAAAATTATGATGAGATTATAGCAAAAGCTTGCGATAAGGTAACTCAAGAATTATTGCAAGAGCTTTCAATTGGAGAAAGTGATTTAACAGGCGTCGTAGGTCAAGAGATTAAGAAAATGGTTGCAGATTCAAGCGCTCAAATAAGAGATTCAATCGGAATAATCAAAGAAGAAGTAGAAAAGACGCTTGTAGATAATGCAGATAAGACAAGCGAAGAGCTTAATAAGATACTAACTGATAAATTCGATAGCCTTTCAACAAGCAGAGCAAAAGCAATTGCAAATACGACAAGCGCAAATGTCACAAGCGGAATGCAATATGCAGTCTATAAAGACCAAGGCTTTGACATGATGTGGTTAACACAAAGAGACGGCCGCGTAAGACCCGCGCATCAATCGATGGAAGGCCAAAAGCAAGGCGAAGACGGGTATTTTACCGTAGCAGGTGAGAAGACTACACGCCCGCTCGGTCCGAATTTGTCGGCTGGTAATTCAGTGAACTGTAGATGTCAATTATTCCCAGTTCAAGCCTAATGAGTTACAAGCCCAATAAAGGAATGCAAGAAGAAGCCGATAGAGCTATTCTCTGGGTCGAAGAAGGCCGCAAAGGTGGTACTCGCATAGGTAAGATTAGAGCTAGGCAAATTGCACGCGGTGAGAATTTAAGCGAGGATACCGTTAAGCGTATGTATTCTTTTTTCTCAAGGCAAGAAGGCGTAAAAGATGCTGAAGGCTTCGAGCCTGGTGAAAATGGATACCCATCACCTGGCCGAGTTGCATGGGGTCTTTGGGGTGGTGATGCGGGATATAGTTGGTCAAAGAATATAGTAAAGCAATTAAAAAATAGAGGTTTAAATATGAATTTAATAACACGCGAACTGCACCTGCAACTCAGGGACGGCTACGACAAAGAAGCCGAATACGAAGAGAAAGAAAATGATCTTTTTACTTTTGTAGTATCGACTCCCGAAATTGACAGATATGATACTATCATAGTTCCAAGTGGTATCGATTACACTGCATACTTGTCAAATCCCATAGTCCTAGCTCAGCATGACTCTGACCAGTGGCCTATCGGGCGCTGCTTAGGTTTTGCTATGAATGGCGAAAACTTAGAAGCTACTATACAAGTTGAGTGCGTTACCGAAGAGGGTAAAAAACTTACAAAGCTTATAAATGCAGGTTTTGTAAAAGCCGTATCCGTTGGTATTATTCCAAGTGAATACGAAGAGCAAACTATAGACGGTAAAAAGATAACCGTTTATACTAAGTCCGAGCTTGTAGAGTTTAGCGTCGTAAGCGTTCCGGCAAATAGACAAGCACTGCTTAAAAAATCAATCAAGAATCTATTAAATGAATCACTTAATAAATACAAAAAGGAAAATAGAATGTTAACCCCAGAGATCGAAGCAAAGATCGCTGATGAGCTTCTACCGGCAATCCAAGAAGCTTTCATCGCTGAAGTAATCAATCTCGGTTTTTCACCTGAAGAAGCCGAAGCATCCGTAATCGCTTTTATTACCGCTGGCGTTCCTCCTATGCTTGCCGTGTTAAAAGGCGAAGCAGAACCAGAAGTAGCCGCAGAACCTGAAGCCGCTGAGCCCCCAGTCGAAGTAGTCGCAGAGTCTGTAAGTGCTAGTTTTAAAGTTCCTGAGACAAGAGTAGGTAAGAAAATTGCAGCTTCAACACAAGCGCAAATTATCGAAGGAATGGATATGATACAAAACGGTTACAAGAAAATCAAGCAAGCAGTCGGAGTCGAAGCAGGCCGTTCAATCGAGTTGAACTTGCCTAGAAAAATGTCAACACAAGATCTAATCAATTTAATTTAAGGATAAAACCTAATGGACAATTTAATCGTAACACAAGAGCAACTTAAAGAAGTTGTAGACCGCAAAGTTGCAGACCAACTTCGCACAATGCATCCAGTAAATAATCCATCACCTGCGAGAGGATTAGTGTCAGTTAAAGCCGATCACGATTCACGCCGTGACCAAGCTCGCGTAGTCGCAGATTATATCTTAGCAAAGCATCAAGGCCGCGAAGGTCAAGCCGAAGACATTGCACGCGCTGCAAATAACAAGTATATCACACGCGCTAATTTTAATACAGGCACATCCGCTCAAGGTGGTGCAGCCGTTCCGCAGTTTTGGGTAGAAGAGATCATGTCTTTTGCTGATCAATTTGGTTATACAAGAGCACTTGCAAAGATTTACCCAATGCGCGGTAAGACTGAAAACCTCGTAAGCTCTGGCGCATTTACAGGCGCGGTAGTAGCCGAAGGTTCTGGACTTACTTTAACTGATTCATCAAGTTTTTTCACTGCTACTGCTATGACAGCCCGTAAGCTTGTAGCCGGTGCGATTGTATCCGAAGAGCAGCTTCAAGATGCGACACCTGCATTCTTAGATTATGTCGTAAACGGTTTGGGCCGCGCTCTTGCAGAAACAGAAGACAAGCAGTTTTTCAACGGTGATGGTAATTCTCCTAACTTTACCGGTATTACAGGTCTTGCAGGTACTACAGTTGTACGTCAAGGTGGATCTAATAGCTCTGGTAAGGATACATTCGGCGAAATCTCATGGACTGACCTTTGGAACTTACGCCTCGGTGTAAATTCCGGCGTTGGTGCTAATGGTGTATTCGTTGTGCCTCAGTCTGTATTTGGATTCTTGATGAAAGAAACAGGCGGAAGCCGTCCGATATTCGACATGATTAGACCTATCGAAATTGCTTCTATTGGTTTGACCGCTCTTCAAGGTAATAGCTACTTTACACCTACAGGCCGTCCGATGCATGTAGTACCAGATTCACTATTCCCAACTTCAGCGGCAAATACAGCATCTGCTTTCTATGCTGACTTTAACCAATTCACTGTTATGGGTGTTCGCGAGGATGTAACAGTTAACGAATACAAAGAGTATTTCGGTGCGACTGGTTTGGGTGGTACTCATCAAAAAGGTATCGAGGTTGTTGAGCGCGTATCTTTCGCGTTCCCAGCTCCAAGTGCTATCGGTGTTCTCAAAACTTCAACAACCTAATTAGGTGATTTATGCTCGTAGATGTAATTCTAATCGAGCCGTATAAAGGCGTATCCGCAGGGTTTGAGACTTCTCTCCCTGCGGCGATTGCCGAGGCTCTTATCAAACAAGGCAAGGCGAAAGATTCAAAGCCCGCGCCTAAAGTAGAAACAAAGAAAATAGGTAAATAACATGCCGTATACAAGTGCAAATCCGAGGGCGTTTAGTGCTCTCATGACCTTTCTTAATTTGGAAGTTAATGGCGACCCGACCTCCGAGGATACGGCGCTTTATACTTGGTATGATTACCTTATAACAACTTGCTATGATGAGGCTGAAGGCTATTGCGGTCAGCCTCTTCGTAGTGGGACGATATATTACCAATTTTACGCCTCAAAGGCTCAACGCGGCCTCGAAGCAAATCACTCATGGAAATATATCCCCTACAATGCAAACACGGCTCTCACGACTTTACAATGGCGTGAGAATGAATTCGGAACCTATGCAAACTTTAGCGCAAGTAACTTTGCATGGAATGCCGAGCCGTATGCTAATTACATAGTCTTTAGAGATAAGACTAATGGACAATTTAAGGCAACGCTAAGCACTGGTTATTCAGATGCGTCAATGCCATATACAATCTTGCAAGGAATAGCCGAAATGGTCACTCTTGCATATAAGCAATCCCCTCAAGGCGGTAATTGGTTTGGACTCAATTCGGTATCTACAGGCGGCGCGGGACAAAGTGTGTCTAATTCGCTGAAAACCGATATAGGGTGGCATAAGTACTTCTCTCAATTCGTTATACCAACGGTGTAATAATGATCAGTAGCGAAGCTTTAAAAGGCATTTTACGGCCTGTTATTCTCAAGAGCTTGGAGCGCATGCCTTTTGTCATGCAAGCGTATATCGGAGCTAATATGAACTTCCAAGGTCAAGCCGATAGGATAGCGCCATCAAAGAGCGATAAGCTAACAACTTACTCAGGCGCTCTCTTTCGTAGTTTCTCAAAAGGTCAGCCCGGCAATGTTTTCAAAGTCTCACAAAATGGAGATAACTTTGAAGTAGAATACGGGTCAAGCATAAAATACGCGGCTATTCAAGAATTTGGTGGCTTCATAAAGGCTACTCCCGTGACCGTAATTAAAAGCAAGAGCGGTCGGAAGATGAATAAGTCAACTTATGTTATGGCGCAATTCTTTTGGGCTAAATTCTATCAAACCAAGCAGCCATATTTTAAGAGACTTGCTCTTAGTGTTGAGCGTAAAGGCGGCGTAAAAATACCCGCCCGTCCATACTTTACACCTGCAGCCGATAGACTTAGAAATGATACCAAGTTCGCAAGCGATATAAAACAACAAGTCATAAACGGAATACAACAATGGCAAGAGAATCAGCGGCAATCAAATCCATAGCAGATAGACTTCGCACAATGAGCGGAGTCAAAGTCTATGACCAAGTAATGCTAGACAAATGGAATACCTATCAATTCCCTTTTGTCGGTGTTTTGTCAGGTGCTGACGCTCGCGAAGTAATTGGACTCGAAGACGATTCCGCTTTTGCAAATAAAGGCACTCTTGATATGTATTTGCTTGTCGGAGTGCAAGTAAAAAAGAACCCAACGGCAGGCAAGGCTAATTTACGCGAGGCGCTTGCTGACTTATGCGAGTCTATCGAAAACAAGCTTACAAATTACAAGCCGGATATCTATGAGTCCGATTATGAACGTACCTACTTTGCGCCGGTGCATTTTATCGACTCGCAAGCGGTTACGTTTAATGACGATGAGACAAAAGGCATATCCTTTATGACATTTAGAAGCGTATATTACAGAGGAGATCTATGAAGTTAAGTGCATGTGTAATCTTTCAGGATGGAGATGACCTGAAAGGATGGAGAGATTCTTTACCGAGTGAAAATGTCGAAGTCGTAGCACTTCGCACGGCGGTAAATCCGAAACTTAAAGAGCCTGTTTTTCAAGAAGTCGGTCGCATTGATGATCATATAGTTTTGTCATGGGAATATCCAGACTTCGAAGAGTGTTTTGACTTCAGTTATTGCAGAAATAAACTAGATGAGTATGCGACTGGTGACTGGATATTACAAATGGACTCAGACGAGCGCCTTGCAAGCCCACACGATGAGTTCTGGCAATATATTGACGAGCTAGATAATAGCGAAGCGGTCGCGGCTTATTTGAGTATAGCAGGGTGCAATAATGATCTCGATCCGCAATATGAGCACATACGAAAGAGGTATAATATACCGGCTATGCGATTGCACCGCCGAAGCGCGTTTCTCAAATGGCAAAGAATATGCCATGAGACGCTCGAAGTCGATCCGAATGGCACTATAATAGCCGATACGGATATTCTATTATACCACAAAGGATATAGCCAAGACACTGAAGTCTTGATGCAAAAAGCAGAACGGAACGGCGGGCTAATGGTCAGAGAATATACACGCGATAAATCACAAAGAAACTGGGATTATTTAGTAAACACTTTCTCATATTTAAAACAATTAACAAAAAGGTAATATCATGGTAGTAGGTGGCGCTAATCTTAGCGTATTTTACACAGCAAACGAACTCGGTACAGCTCCAACAGTAGGAGCAACCGCGTTGCACTCAATGAAGCGCAAGATCAAGACTTCATTGACTCGCACGACATTCACAATCGATCAAAACGAAGACAATCCGGAACTTACTTCATTCCTTGAAAACTATGCGCCTATTACATCGGTAACTGCAGACCAAGGCGAATACGAAGACGGGACAAAGTTTAACTCTTCTCAAGCGACAAGCGATACACTTTTGCAAATCGTGTACGGTGGTGTTGACACAACTCTAAACAAGCGTAAAGTAGTTTTGATGCTTTGCAAACTTCAGCAAGATTCGGGCGCGTTTGACCAAGAGTCAGGTAAGTACACAAAGCCAAAAGTAGGCGGCGATGTGGTAAATAATGATACCGATCTAGTTATTGCAGCAACTTACTTCTTGACTACTCTTGTAAGCGGTGCGACTGCGGTCACAATCCCTTCAAAGATTGGTTATAAAGAGATCTGGTTTACAGCGCCATAATTCACACGGGGCGGGCAAAACCCGCCCCCTTATTTTTACTAAGGAGAAAGCATGAAATTATATCTAAACGAAACAGCTCACGAAGTATCACTTTATACAAAACTGACCCCCGCTCTTTATGACAAGGTTACACCACTTCTCTCAGAACTTGCAAATACAAAAGGCGCACAATCAGCCGCCGAATCCGAGATAATGGAGAAAGTATTTAGCCGTGAGAGCCTTGCAAAAAAGATAGACTTAACAAAGGGGCAAGACGCATTTAAAGACATTATGCAAGAGTTCGAGTTCCAAGAAATTGTAAAGACTGCATATTTGAAAGTCCGAGCCAATCTATTCGAGCTAATCAATGTCGATGAAACTACAATACCCAAAGTATTCCAATTTGTCAAAGCCGTAATCGATGAAAGCAAAGTGCAAAATACTGAGCTTTTGACTGGTATTCAGTCCGAGCAAGATTCGGAATTTTGGAATAACCAAGACTTAGACGGGATACTGGACTCACTAAAGTTTTTTCGTGAAACAGTATGCCGAAGAGTCCGCATTATGTGAGTATTATCTCGAGGACTTGACGGTATTTAACGACCCAGATGATGAAGACTTCGAAGAGACGGACGGAGATGAGAGTGCGTATTACCTTGGCGAAATTGTAGGCTCTTACTGGATATTCAAAGGCGTTGCAGGCGGCGATCCCGCAGCGTATCTGAGACTTTATTACGATACACCCCGTGTAGATGTAATCCGTACTTATGCCTATACAATAACCTATCACAAAGAACGCCGCAAATTGGAGCACAGAATCAATGGCCGATGATATCAAAATTAAACTAGGACTGGATATTGCAGATTTAATTCAAGGTCTCAATAAAGCGATTGCAGATTTGAATAAGTTGATTGTAGTCGCAGATAAAGCAGATGCTGAAGTAAGTCAAATAGGCAATGAAAAAGTAGAAGTAGATACTACAGAGGCTGTAAATAATCTTGAGAAATTATCCAATAAAACGGAGGAAACTTCAAAAGGTTTTAGCGGTTTTGCAGCGGGCTTTGGTGGTGGCCTTGCAGCTTCTGGTCTATCTATGCTATCGGAAGGCATTGTATCAATTGCGGGCAAAATAAAAGACGGAGCTCTTGCGGCTGATGAGTTTGGAGATACATTAGAAGTCGCATTCACTCAACAAGGTATCGCAG